CAGAGGAAAAACGAGAACTAATTAGAATGTGGAAGGAGCGAAACAATGTTTCTAAGCAGGGAAAAGTATGATAATATTATGTCACAGTTGTGCAGGATCAGAACCGAAATTTCTACAAAAGACGAGTGCGGAGAAGCTTGCCGAATGTGCGAACACGCGATCGGCGCAGCCAGCCCCGGCGGCGACATCGTGCTTGTCTGCGAAAAAAAGCTTAAAGCAGTTTGCAGCGACTTTAGCCCTCGAATCCTGACAGACATTTGCTCAGGAAATTCCAGAAATGTTCAGACGTAAGCAGCCCAAGCAGGAATGAGATTATTGCAATCACTAGGTCGTGGATTCGACTAGCCTTTGTGGACTTCTTACGCTGATCAATATACGCCAAGTAGTCCTTCCCGCGTTCTTCTATTCCAATTGCGCAGGACGTGCCAAACGATAACACAGGGACACCATCTTTGCTGGGGATTGGGTGCAGATTCGCAAGTCCAAAATGTTTCAGCCTATTTGCGGTCTGGAAAATATCATCCGTCGCAAATATTCTGCTATCTGCCAACGCTTTAAGCATTTTTCTTTCGTCTTTGCTCAACTCGATTTCCGAAAACGGAAGGTTGCTTGCATCATCCATTCTGCTTTCTCCGGTTCTTTAGCATACGTGCCATTTCGAGCAAATCACGGCGCTCACTCTTATCCGCAGAACTCCAAATTTCATGGAGTTCTGCGGTTTCGCAATCTTCGTCCTCATCCTTCGGGATGGGGTCTTTTTTTATGCCTTTGCCCATCAGTTCTTCTACTGTTACGCCGAAGTAGTCGGCGATTTTTTGCGCATTTACGTCAGAGGGTTTTGTCTTCCGCGCTTTCCAACAGCTTATTGTTGACTTGTCAATTTCGAGTTCTCGGCCAACGTATGCAGGGGTTTTGTTTACAGAAGCGCAAAGCGCAACAAAGTTGTCATAAAACACAATAATACACCTCTGGAATTGTTAAATACGGCGAAAGTTGAATTAGTTTGCAAATAGCGGTTGACAGTTGAGAATGTTTGATGTATTATTGCCTTGTGGTTGAAAAAGTTTGCAACAGACAAGACCCAAGCAAATCAACGCTTGCGCCAATGCTAATGTGTTTCTCGCAAATTCATAGTAGCACAAACAGTAAACGATTTCAACAACAAATTTCAAAATTTGACTGCGGCGTAAAGAAAAGCCGCCCGTGGTTCGTTCACGAGCGGTTTCCCCCAGAGTTGTTTACCAGAACGCGCTGCACAGGATGGCCGTCTGCGTTACCTTGCATCCGTCCGAATTGATGGAGTTCTTTCCACCGGCTCGGCAATGCCACCCTGACACAAAACGAACTTGCGCTTCTATGACGCGCCGCTCACTTTGGCAGTTCTGGCGCTGCCCCTTGCCCTAACGCATTACGCCGTTTCTTTGGTCTGGAACTGGCAAGTTCAAAAGTTTGGTCATGACGACCACCTCCCGAATTTACCTAAAAGGGCTAATGGCAGTATAGCACGTCTGGGGCGTTGCAGTCAACAAATTTAACAGTTAGGAGGATAAGGGATGCCAGAAAAATGGACAGGCGTACTGATTGGGAAAATGCACAATGCGCGTGTTTCATACGACGATCTTGCCGCAGAGCTTGGACTGACAAAAGGCTATTTGTCCATGATCTTGAACGGGGCAAGGAAGCCGCCGAACGCAAAGGCGCGACTGAACGCCGCATTTGATGCCGTCGTAGAGCGGCGCAGCAGAGAAAAGGAGGAATAACATGCCAGCGGTAAAGCTCGGACGGGACAATACGTCGAAGAATCTGTCCCGCCTGATTTACGGGAGGGTAAAGGAGAGAAACGTAAAACTGGACGACCTGCTTAAACTCGCCGGGGTATCAAGCAAAACGACGCTGACAAAGCGAATGCGTGAGCCACTTGGGGAGCAGATGAAAGGGACAATCGCAATTTGCAAGCGGCTTGGAATCACGCGGGAGGAGTTTTTGGACTCCTTTGATTACTAAGTATCCGATTTGGGTGCTTGCAAAAATATTTAACAAATGAAAAGGAAGGAAACGCAAATGAAAGTCAGATTAACATTTTTGGAGCCTGTGCTTGGCACGTGGCCGAGCAATGAGAACGTGGCGCGGGATTTCATCGCATCGAAAGCGCCGGACGCTTCTACCATCGAAGACGAGATCGCGGCTTTGGGCGCGGACGTTGTGGCAGACAAGGGCATGACGGTATTTCCCCGCGCGAACGGCTGCCCGGTTCTGTATGACTACCAGATCAAGGGGTTCTTCAAGGACGCATGCGGTATGCTGACAAGAGTCAAGAGCACGAAAAGCTCGAGCTTGAAAGCTTACAAGAAGATCATCGACGGTTTGATTTTCGTCGAGCCGCGGCACATCCCAATTCAGGTCAGCGGCGAGATCGGCGAATGCCAGCGGCCTTTGAGAGCACCGACCCCGCAGGGCGAGCGTGTGGCGCTTGCGAACTCGGAGGAGATTCCGGCGGGCAGCACGATCGAGTTTGAAATTACGATGCTGGATGAAAAGGCGCACAAGGATATCGTCCTGGAATGGCTGGATTACGGACGGCTCAGAGGCATTGGCCAGTGGCGGAACTCCGGAAAGGGACGGTTCACTTACGAAGTGCTCGATTAAGTGCGAGGGCATAGATGGGCCCGGCGGCGAAGGGCAATGGAGTTGCACGGCCCCGCACGGCACGGCGCAGCAACGGCAAAGTAGGGCAACACGATTCACAGCGAAGGCATCGATAAGCTACGAGCGCAGAGGAGAAGCCGCGAAAGGCGCAGAGGAGCAACGGATAAGCGATGAAACGCAGAGTGTCGCGAGGGAGAAGCATGGCAGTGATTGGCGAAGAAAGGCATTGAACGGCAACGGCGTGGTGTTGCAAAGCGTAGCAATGGCGTTGTGTTGCAGCGTAAAGTACGGCAAAGGCTTCGACTGCTGTGTGTAGCGAGGGCATGACTTGGAGCTGCGTAGCGAAGCAAAGGCTTGGTGGTGCAACGCAAGGTGAGCAACGGCTTTGAATGCAATGTGTGGCAACGGCACTGTAGAGATTTGATGTGCCTCGCAAAGGCAAAGCACAGTCTGGTTTCGCGGCGGCATGGGATGCTATGTTTGCAACGGAAAGGCTAGGCTAAGCGACGCGAGGGCGATGGACGGCTCGGCCAGGACTGGCGAGGCAAAGGCGAAGTAAAGCAAGGATTGGCAACGGCGTAGTAACGCGCGCTTTGCTTCGACAGGCGAGGGCTGAGATGGGCATTGATCGGCATGGCAAAGGCAATGTAAAGCTCAGCAATGCGTAGCGGCGGAAGGGCTGCGAAGGGCTCAGAGACGCAAAGGCTATGCAGCAAACAGAAAAGCCCCACTCGGCAAGGAAGATTATTTAAGGAGGATGAAATGAAAATTACAAAGGAGCTCCTGCGGGAGAAAGGCGCATGTGCAGCCGGATACAGGGATTTTCTGAAAGAATTCCCGGAAGAAAAGTATCCGGATGGCGTAGAGTATCAGGATTTGCTGGACTGCTGCGCGGAGAAGGGTTTCAGCTACGGGTCATGGCTACTTTCCGTATTCGGCAGGACGGATGATGTCCGGAAGGTCGACGGCGATCTGATCACTGAAAAATCAATCATTTTTGCTGGACGGCTAGAAGTTTCCGGAAGCATCGAGGCAGGCTGTGGCATCGAGGCAGGCGAAGGCATCGAGGCAGGCTGTGGCATCAAAGCAGGCTGGGGCATCGAGGCAGGCGAAGGCATCGAGGCAGGCTGTGGCATCGAGGCAGGCGAAGGCATCGAGGCAGGCGAAGGCATCGAGGCAGGCTGTAAGTTCGGCATTTACGCAGGCCTCCGCGTGAGAATCACAAGCGAATACAGAAAAATTATCGCGAAGACCAAGCCGGAGAATATCATGTGCGGCGAATTTGTGGAGGCAGAGAATGAGTGACGTTGAGATTATCACGGAGTTAAACCACAGGGCGGCGCGGGAGCGCGAGCTTGGCGAAAGGTGGGACGAGATCGTGCGGCTTCGCAAGCGGCAAAAGAGCCTGATGAAGATCGCGGAAACAGCCTGCTTCTCCGTGGCGTGTATGCTGCTGGGCGGTACGGCGGTTATGCTTGGCTTTGGCCTGTTCCGGGCGGCGGTCACGCTTGGAGGCGCGGCGGCGTGCTTCTTCGTCGGCGCGATACTGACGGGGGCATGATATGGAGCATCCTTGTGAGAGCTGCACAAAAGGACGCGGGGAAAATTGCATGTGCAACAGATGGCGGGAGTGGTTCCGCTACACATGCGCGAATCCGCCAGAAGCGCCGCAGGAGCAGAAGGTCACGTACCGCGATATCGTGTTCTGGACGGTGTTTACAGAAGCGTGGAGGTGAGCATGAAGCAGACGGAGAGAATCCTGCAATATATGCGCGACTTCGGCAGCATTACGCAGCTGGAAGCGATTCGGGACATCAGCTGTATGCGTCTGGGGGCGAGGATTTTTGATCTCAAGCGCGAGGGTTACGCGATCAAGAAGGAAATGGAAACGAGCAAGAACCGGTATGGCGAGGATACAAGCTATGCCAGATACAGGTTGGTGGAATGATGGAAGACAAACAGCAAGCGCCGTGCATGTACGATGTGTTCGGCAATGAGATTTATGAGGGCGGCGAGTATTGGGTCGGAGACGAAGGGAACATGGCTGATCTGACAGACAGAGAGGACCGTGACCCGAACAACCAGATTATCGCTGTTCTGGTAGAAACACTTGGCACAAGGCACATTTTGGAGGAACTTGGCTATGAAAAAAGGACGTTCCGGCGTTGATTATATTCCGGTCGAAACGCGCGTCAGCGTCTATTTCGATCAGGACCACATCTGCTGCCAGTTCTGCCCGTTTTTCGAGACCTACAGCCGGAAACAGTGCAGATTGACAGGGGAATATATTGTCAACGAGTTTGCCCGCGGCTATTGGTGCCGATTGGAATTGGAGGGGTTATATGACGATCAACGAGAAACTGATTCAGATTCAAGCAGAACTGAAAGCGCCGAAGGATAAGACAAACAACTTTGGCGGCTACAAATACCGCAGCTGCGAGAGCATTTTAGAGGCGGTAAAGCCGCTTCTGAAAACCGTTGGCTGCACGCTGACGATTTCGGACAGCATCGCGGAAACCGGCGGGCGAATCTACGTCATGGCAAGAGCTGAACTGTCAGACGGCGAAAGCAGCGTCATTACAACAGCTTTTGCCCGCGAACCGGAAAGCAAGAAGGGTATGGATGAGCCGCAGATTACCGGTACAGCTTCATCCTACGCGCGGAAATATGCACTCAACGGCTTGTTTGCTATCGACGATACAAAGGACGCCGACACAGACGAATACCAGAAGCAGACCGCACAGCCGAAAGAGAAGCAGCAAGCCCAGCCAAAGGCTTTGATTTGCGCGGATTGCGGCGGGGAGATCACACAGGTTGTTGAGGGAGGTTCTCAGTTCAGCGCAAGGGCTGTAGCGGAAAAGACAAGAAAGCGCTTTGGCAGATGCCTTTGCTGGAATTGTGCGAGTAAGGCATGAGAGAGCTGAATGTCGTTGAAGCTTCGTGGAGCATGGACGCGGCGGGTAGCTGGCTGAAACTACGGCCAGAGATGCCCGGACAAGCCCAGATGGTTGCCGGGGAGATTGACCCACAGAAGAAGTACACGGTCACGATCAAGGAGTTCCGCAAGAAGCGGAGCTTGGATGCAAACCGATATCTCTGGGTGCTTTGCAATAAGCTTTCGGTCAAGGTTGGAATTCCGCCGGAAGAGGTCTACCGGCACTATATCCCGGACGTTGGCGATAACTCCGATACGATCTGCATTCCGGACGCAGCGGTCAAGCGGTTTCGAGAAGGCTGGGAATCGCGCGGTCTCGGATGGTGTACGGAGATTATGGCGTCAAAAATTCCGGGCTGCACGAACGTCATTTGCTACTACGGCTCAAGCACCTACGACACAAAGCAGATGGCGCGGCTCATTGATCTGGTCGTCGAGGACTGCAAACAGCAGGGCATTGAGACGCTGCCACCGGAAGAACTCGAGCGTATGGCGCTGGAATGGAGGCAGGATGAGGAAAGAAACGAAGGCGACAAAGATACCTGAGAAGGTCAAGAAAGCAGTCTGGGCGCGCGACGGCGGGCGCTGCATCGTCTGCCTCCGCCCCGGCAATCCGTGGTGTCATTACATCCCACGCTCGCAGGGCGGACTTGGCATCGAGCAGAACATTGTGACGCTTTGCGATAAGTGCCACAATGACTTTGACCAGACGGAAAAGCGAAAGCACATGAAAGAGTACATCAAATGGTATCTCAAAATGATATACCCCGATTGGGAGGAAACGAAACTGATTTATAAGAAAGGAACGTAATTATGGAATCCTATGTAAAACTGAGTACGGAAAAGTATGAGGAATTGGCGAAGAAGTGCCTGATGCTCGACATGCTCGCTGAATCGTATAAGAAGATGCCCTCGTATCGTTTCGATGACGTCCTGGAAGTCTACTTCGGAAAGCGGGAAACGGCCAAAAAGGAGGACGAAAAGTGCTGAACCACATTGTTATTATGGGCAGGCTCACGCGTGACCCGGAGTTGAGAAAGACGCAGGGCGGAACGTCCGTTGCATCCTTCACGCTAGCTGTCGACCGCGATTTTACGCCGGAGGGCGGAGAGAAAGAGATGGATTTCATTGATTGCGTCGCGTGGGCGGGAACCGCTGATTTTGTAAGCGGATACTTCTTCAAGGGCAGCATGGCAGTCGTAGACGGTAGATTGCAGCTGCGCGACTGGAAGGACAAGGACGGAAACAAGCGCCGGTCTGCGGAGGTCGTGGCAAAAAGCATCTACTTCGGCGAAGGCAAGCGAAACACCGAACCGCAGAACCCGGAAAACCCCGGCGGGTTTACGATGATGGACGACGATGACGGCGATCCGCTGCCGTTCTAAGGCGGTGGCGGGATGGCAAGCAACAAAGACCCTGCCGTCTTGTTTTACACGTCGGATTTCCTATCCGGCTGTGCCTTGATGGATATGCGGGAGCGTGGGCAGTATATCACGCTCCTGTGCCTCCAAAGAGAGCGCGGGCATATGACGATGCAGGAAATCATACGGGCTGTCAAAAAGCCATCAGACGAGGTTATGAGCAAGTTTCAGAAGGATGAGGACGGCAAGTACTTCAATCGCCGGATGGAGCTTGAAATCGAAAAACGGGACAAGCATTGCCAGCGTCAAAGGGAGAACATCAGCAAGCGTTGGAACAAAGAAAATGATAACTCTGGTATGGCTGATGGTAGTGCTTGCGGTAATACCACGGTATTACCTTTAGGAAATGGAAATGGAAATAGAAAAGAGAGTAGTTCTATTTCTGAGAAGAAACGTAAGAAATTTATACCACCTACGTTGGAAGAGGTTTCCGCATACGCGAAGGAGCGTGGAGCCCCGAATCTGGCACAGAAATTTTTCGACTATTATTCTGCCGGAAATTGGGTCGACGGGAAGGGCGATCCCGTACGGAACTGGAAGCAGAAGTTCTTGACGTGGGAATCGAAAGAACATGAGAAGGGCACGCCATCACAGCCGGGGAAGAAGCCGGGGTACAACGTGCAGCACCACGGGGACGAGCTGTCCGATGTGCAGCGGGCGGCGATCCGGCAGATGATGGAGGATGGGGCATGAATACTTGGATCGTCATTCCGGATATCATTTCCGGGCTCTATCCCCGGCTGATGCCGGAACTGGGAAAGCCTATCCGGGCGAAAAAGTACCCGCAGAAGAACAAGAACATGACGTTTTATCTGGTCAGCGTCCGCGACCCGGAGGAAGGCAGAGACAAGAAGATCGTCATCCGCGCGCCGGAGTGCTGGGAGGCGGAAGTGACGGTGCAGGTCAGGAGGAAGACATGGTCAGGCAAAAATACGCCGGACCATGCGGCAGGGATTGCCCGCGACGCGAACCGGGCTGTGGGGCTACCTGCGAAGCGTGGCTTGCCTATGAGGCTGAACGGAACGCGGGATACGACAAGCGCGCCGAGATCATCGACATAAGCCAGATGACCGATGGCGGGGCGAGAAACTGCCGGAGGGCGGCAAGAGGGAAACGGAAAATAGGAGGGGAAATGTGACGCTATGACAGACAAGGAAATTATACAGGCGCTGCGGTGTGGAGAGGGTGCCGATGGTACGCCACGCCCTGAACCAAGTGATGAAGAGATTGTATGTTATGACCCGTTGAAACTTGCTGCAGCCGATCTGATTGAGCGGCTGGAAAAGGAAAAGGCGGCGCTGATAAGCACGATAGGTGGATTCTGCCAGTGGTGCAAAAACTTAGATGCCGACGAGAACAGTTGCCGCGTATGGACAGGCTGTTCGATCTGCGACAGAAAATGTCCCTGCGCAGGCTGCCGAGACGGGAGCAAGTGGGAGTGGAAAGGATTGGAGGACACGCTATGACAGACAAGGAAATTATACAGGCGCTGCGGATATGCTCCCGCAGAACAGACGCACAAACTTGTGCGGAATGCCCATTGTTTGACAGCGAGGATTGTAGGGGCGACATGATGGTTGGTGCAGCTGACTTGATCGAGCGCCTGACCGCCGAGAACACGGCGCTGCGGGAGAAGGTGCCGCAGTGGATCAGCGTGGAGGAACGGAGGCCGGAACCGGGAAAACGCGTCCTTGCTACGGACGGCGTGTTTGTCGGCGAGGCGTACCGCACAAGCGCGGATACATGGAGAAGATATGACGGAATAGCTATGCGGGACTGCCTTGGCAGTGTAGTCACACACTGGCTGCCGCTGCCGGAAGCGCCGGAGGGAGGAGACAAGGCATGATAAGCTGGGCGAAAATGCTGGGCATCTGTGGGATTTCGCGCAGGCTGCGGAAAACATGACGGTCGGACGGTTGAAAGAACTTGCCGAGGCCGACAAGGACGGGCGCGTGGTGGTGCTGCCGTGCAAGGTGGGAGATACAGTGTGGATTGTAGGCGCTGTGAGAAAATTGTATAGCGCAAAAGTTCGGACGTTCTTCTGCGGGCATCCGTCCGCAGTGCGCGGACGCGATCCAGATGGGCATATTCACATGATTCGCACAACAGAGTGTGATATCCCGATGCAAGAATTTGGAAAAACCGTATTTCTGTCGCGCGAAGAAGCCGAGAAGGCTTTGCAGGAAATGGAGGGCAAGGGATGAGCTTCAGTAAGAAAAAACGGGAAGCGGTCTATGCGAAGTATGACGGCCACTGTGCCTACTGCGGACGGTCTATCGACATCCGAGACATGCAGGTAGACCACTTCCTGCCGCTGCGGGCTTGGGGCATTGAAGAAGCCGGAACGGATGATATTTCAAACCTCATGCCGTCCTGCCGGATGTGCAACCACTACAAGCGGGCAAATTCTCTGGAAACGTTCCGGCGGTATATTGCAGAGATTCCGCGCAAGCTGCGCGAGAACTACATCTACAAGGTGGGGGTCGCCTACGGCAACGTTGTCGAGCACGAGAAACCGATAAAGTTTTACTTTGAACAGATGGAGGGCAAGAAGGATGGCTGATTTTATCCGGCGCGAGGATGCGCTATTTGCGTTACAGAAAGCAGAACGCGGTGGAAGCATGACGGCACTAACACGGTTGGAACGCGCATATGCCGAAATTCGGGGAATGCCCGCCGCTGACGTTGCGGAGGTGGTGCATGGGCGGTGGATTAAAGATGATTTCCTTTCCGATGATGTAAACAATGCCGAAAAATGTAGTCGGTGCGGCGAACTGATTGGATGGTTCGGGAATCTGCCGAACTACTGCCCCAACTGCGGGGCGAAGATGGATGGAGGTAGCAATGGAGAGTGAAAAACTGGTTTCTGCCGATGGCCTGAGGGAATGGTTGAAGAAGATCCCGCTTCATGATTTGAGCGATGGTCGCGGGCTTTGCCGCATAATTTTCGCGGAAGACTTTGAAAGGGCGATGGCGTCATTTCCGGGCGATGCTATACAAATAGTGCGGTGCAGGGACTGCAAGTGGTTTGCGGACAACAACGGTGGAGAGTGGTATGGCTGCAAGATGTTTCATGTCGTTCGGATTACCCCAGAGGACGCACCGAAACCTGACGATTTTTGCAGCTACGGAGAACGGAGGGAAGAATAAAGGATAAGCCTAACAGACGCTGCCAGATACACCACAATGATTATGGCGCAGAATCCAGACTGGTGCGCCAAAAGAATGGAAAACTTCGAGAAGTACATCACGGAAAATAGTGCTGGTGCTGCCGAGGTGTGTAATGAAAGGAAAGACAACTCCGCGATGAACACACACATTACAAACATCAAGGGCGACTGGCAGGAGATTCAAGACGCTTCGGGATATAGCGTCAACCAAGATGGGCAGATCAGAAACGATAAGACTGGTAAGATTCTGAAACCGTTGCGATGATACTGGCGAAATTTATTCCAGCATTAGGGCGGCAAGTGTAGCAACCGGAATCAGCCGTGCGAATATCTCAAATTGCGCACATGGGCGGTATAAACAGGCTTGCGGGAAGCATTGGAGTTTTGTATAGGAGGGAATTTTGAAGACAGAAATCATCAAAGTAAAAGGAGACTGGCAAGAAGTTGTAAACGATTGCCGGGCAACTGTAAAAAAGCCGCCTCTTGGGCGTGAACCGAGTGCTGAATGGAAAAGGGCAATCCTAATCGCAGAGCATGACCCAATCCGAGATATTATCATCAAATTTCGATGGAAAGATATTAAATATTGGGTTGCCATGCACTGGAAGACGCATATTTGGAGAAGCCGGGTTGATTCCCAGAGAAACGACAGGCAATCGAAGTACGACCGCAATAAGGCGCCTCAGGACGCTAGGGTTGATTTTATTGGGGACCCAAATATTCAAAATCTGATTGATACCATGCGCAAGCGGTTATGCAGCCAGGCAGACCCGGAGACGCGCGCGTATGCCGAGGATTTCAAAGCGGCGCTGCATGAGGTGCAGCCGGAAATCTCGGACGTGCTGGTGCCAAACTGCGTTTATCGGTGCGGCTGCCCGGAAATGCAGACGTGCGGGAGGTACGAATGGTGGCTGAAATTTCACCCGGACATTGCAAGCACGGACATTCAGAAGCGGTATAACACTTACAATGAACTGTTTTGGAAAGTGAGGGAGAAGCGTGGGAACGATACTGGCGATTGACCCGGGGAATATGGAATCCGGGTATGTCCTCGTAGAGCACGACGGGCAGGAAATCCGGAAAGTGCTGGACGTGGGGAAGATTCCGAATGACGATATGTACAACGTGCTTTGCAGTCCATATGACCATCTGGCAATCGAGATGGTGGCGGGAATGGGCATGCCGGTTGGGCAGGAAGTGTTCGACACCTGTTTCTGGATTGGCCGGTTCTGGGAGTTTGCGAGGGTATACAGCATGGGCCACCCGCCGCAGAAAATATACCGGAGAGAAGAAAAGCTTTACTTGTGCGGCCACTCGCAGGCGAAGGACGCGAACATCAGGCAAGCCCTCGTCGACCGCTACGCGCCCGGACAGCCGAACTACGGCAAGGGAACAAAGAAGAGAATCCCGGTTTCTTTTACGGGTTCGCAGCGGACATGTGGGCGGCGATGGCGGTAGCTGTGACATATTTCGATAAGTACATAAGGGGGATACAGCTATGATTTGCCCGGGCTGCAACAAAAAGATGCGGTGCATGAACAGCAGACCGACCAGCGAGCGGATCATCAGAACACGAAGATATTTATGCGAAAGCTGCGGCGAGGTGCGCTACACAGTGGAAATTCTAAAGGAAACATACAGCGCGCTTTCGGCACAAAAATTGAAGGAGGTAACGAAAAATGGGCATGAGTGAATGGGCAAAACGAGAAGTTGAAATTGCGTGCAAACAAGAGCGCGTCGGAAAACCAAGCGACGAATGGGCTTACGGTTGTGCTTGCTATAAAAGCGCCTTAAAAGCGTTTGAGAGTCTGCTTGAAGATGACCACAGCGGCCTGAGCATGTCCATTACAAAGCAGGTTTTGAATCGCCTAATTGACGGCAAACCGCTTTCCCCGATTGAGGATACGCCAGACGCATGGAATGAGGTCGGTTGGACGGATAAAGAACACAAATACACATGCTACCAGAGCAAGCGCATGAGTGACCTGTTTAAGTATGTATACGACGATGGGCATATAGAATACAGCGACATCAACAGATTCATTTGCAAAGATGAGCCAAGCGGTACATACTGGCACAACAGTTTTGTCGCAAATATTTTAGGAGAATTATTCCCGATTACATTTCCGTATACACCATATAACAAGCCGATTATTGTCCACCAGACGACGGTATTGGTAGACCCCAAATTAGGCGACTACGATACAATGGCAATTTGGAGCGCTGAGACACCGGATGGGAAAAGAAAGGAAGTAGGCCGCTTTTTCAGGGAGTCCAACGGGAAGTGGCTGGAAATCGATAAATCGGAGTACATGGAGCGTTTTGAAATGGAGGGACGCAGACTTGGAAAAGATTAAGGGAGCAAAATACGACGACAACAAACCTCGACCGTCTACTGTCCCCGTAGAAGCCATCCTTGCGATACTGGAAACGCGCATGTACGGCTTTAACAAGTACGGCGATGCGGAGGACTGGCGCAGCATTGCGCCGGAGAGATGGCACGAGGCGCTTTTACGGCACGTCCTGGCAATCTGGGAAGACCCGACGCACATTGACGAAGAATCCGGGCTGCCGTCCATTTGGCACGTGATGACAAACGGGGCGTTCTTGTGCGCGTGCTTGAAGGACAGCTTCAAAAAAGGAGACAAAACAATAATGGAGGACATTACAAAGCAGGAGTATTCCGCATGGCTGGAAGAATCACTAAAAACTGTGTTAGATTTCAAGCCCTCATCGATCTGCATTGTTGCTACTGCGGAGGATGGGACAACAAAGACAGGATATTTCAATTCGACGGGGCAAGACAAAGCCATTTTTGCCGCTAACATTATGAGCGACGTTGTAATGGATATTGTCAAAATCAATGCAGAGGATATCAAGAAAATATTGGGCGGAACAGAGTAAGGGGGCTGATACGGTGAGCAAACCGCGCTATGGATGGTGGGGGTATGCGAAGTGGATGATAAGAAGTTACAAAAGCGGTACGCTTATGACGCGGGATGAAATCTCTGCTGTCGAAGCTGCAATCAAGGAAACAAAACAGCTTATCGACGGGGCGGAACGCCTCCGGCTCATAGATTTGGTTCTCTGGAAGCGTACACACACCTTACAGGGAGCTGCTATGGTGGTATATGTTTCGGAGCGTACCGCTCAGGAATGGCATAGGCAGTTTATCTACTTGGTGGCAGAAAAACGTGGTTTATATTCAAAAGTTTGCGTAAGAGAGCCTTAAACATAGTGTATCGTTGAGAGCGTAGAGGTGTATCCTCTGCGCTTTCATCCTTCTTACGGCTACGCAGCGTACTGCGGAACCTCCTTTTTCTTAGCTCCACCGGAAACCGCAATCCGGTGGAGCGTGAAAAGGAAGATTGGAAGGGTGAATAAGGAGGGATGAAATGGAAGTAAAGAGTTTGAAATTAGATAGCATTACGCCTTATGGGAAGAATGCAAAGAAACACGATAAACGGCAGATCAACAACGTCGCGGAAAGCATCAAGCAGTACGGCTTTGTGCAGCCGATTGTAGTTGACCGGGACGGCGTGATTGTAATCGGTCATTGCCGCGCTCTGGCGGCAAAGAAGCTGGGCATGGAAGAAGTGCCGTGCGTATGTGTGGACGATCTAACGCCGGAGCAGGTGAACGCCCTGCGGCTGGTAGATAACAAAAGCAACGAGAGCGACTGGGACTTTGACCTGCTGGCGGTGGAACTGCCGGGGCTTGACCTGTCGGCTTTTGACTTTGACTGGGGACTTCGCGACGAGCTGAACGATTCCGTTGTGGAGGATGATTATGATCCTGTTCTTCCGGCAGAGCCTAAGAGCAGACTTGGCGATGTATATCAACTTGGAGATCATCGCCTTATGTGCGGGGATAGCACGTCTTTGACAGACGTACAGAAGCTCGTAGGGGGGGCACAGATGGACTTGCTTCTCACGGACCCGCCGTACAATGTGGACTATCAGGGCGCCGCCGGTAAAATCAAAAACGACAACATGGAAGATACAGCATTCAGGCGCTTTTTGACGGATGCGTTTTCTAATGCAGCAATGGTCATGAAACCGGGTGCACCGTTCTACATCTGGCACGCAGACAGTGAAGGGTATAGCTTTCGCGGTGCGTGTAAAGACGCGATGCTGCGCGTCAGGCAGTGCCTAATCTGGGTGAAGAACTCCCTTGTAATGGGTAGACAGGACTTCCAGTGGAAACATGAGCCTTGCCTGTATGGGGAGAGTGAGATTGAAGAGGATGCGCATGATCCTTGCCTATACGGATGGACGGAAGGCAAGAAGCATTATTTCTTCAAAAACCGAAAGCAGACAACGGTGCTTAATTTTGATAAGCCGGTAAAGTCTGCGGAGCATCCGACCATGAAGCCGATTAAACTGTTCGACTACCAGATGCAATGTTCCAGCAAGCCGGAAGAGAATGTTCTTGACCTGTTCGCTGGCTCTGGCACAACGATCATGGCAGCGGAGCAGAACGGGAGACATGCGTATTGCATGGAGTTTGACCCAAAGTATGCCGATGTAATAATTGATCGTTGGGAGAAGTTCACAGGGGATAAGGCGGTGCTTCTGAGTGACGGTTGAAGAGGCACAGGAAATCATTGACAAAACAAATAGCCCGTATTTGAAGCGGGACATGGAGAAGTTTATCAAACGACAGAGGAGAAAGGAGGGCGCGTATGGCACGACCAAAAAAGGAAATAGATCAGAAGCAGTTCGAGGCACTGTGCGGGCTTCAATGTACCCTTCTGGAAATCTGCGACGCGCTTGATGTAAGCGATAAAACCTTAGACGGATGGTGTAAGAGAACTTATGGGGAGCATTTCTCCGAAGTATTCGCGAAAAAGAGGGGTAAAGGGAAAATATCACTGCGAAGAATGCAGTGGAGGCTCGCCGAAAAGAACGCGGCTATGGCTATCTGGCTCGGAAAACAGTACCTCGATCAGAAAGACGTTGTGGAGCAAAACATCAACACAGAGTGCGTCAAGGTGATACTTGATGTCTGATATTCGACTTTCTGAGAAAATCGGTTCTGCGTTCTATGAAGTTGCGCGGGATGTATTCCAACATGGGCACACGCACTACGACGAAAGCGGCGGTCGCGGCTCGCTGAAATCGTCGTATGTATCCATAGTTGTCCCACTACTATTGGTACAGAACCCAAACACACACGCGCTGGTGCTGCGTAAGGTGGCAAATACCATTCGTGATAGCGTTTATGCGCAGTACATATGGGCAATCGGAGAGCTGGGCATGGCGGCATATTGGGAAGCAAAGGTTTCCCCGATGGAGTTGATTTATAAACCTACAGGCCAGAAGATTATGTTCCGGGGTGCGGACGACCCAATGAAAATCAAGTCCATTAAGGTACCGTTTGGTTATATCGCTGTTACGCACTTTGAGGAAAAAGACCAGTTTGCCGGTCGTGCCGAAATACGAACAATTTTGCAGTCGACAATGCGCGGCGGCTCTAAATTCTGGAACTTTGAAAGCTATAACCCGCCGATCAGCCGGGACAACTGGGCAAACAAAGACAGCTTGGAAGAACGCGCGGACAGGCTGTGCCACAAGTCAACGTATCTTGAAGCACCGCCAGAGTGGCTGGGGCAGCAGTTTATTGATGAGGCTGAACACCTGAAAGCCACTGACGAGCGGGCGTATCAGCATGAATACCTCGGTATCCCGGTCGGCACCGGCGGCAATGTGTTTGACAGGCTCGAACTTCGGGAGATCACGGACGAAGAAGTTTCCCGGTTCGATAAAATCTATCAGGGCGTGGATTTTGGATGGTTTCCAGATCCCTTTGCATTTATCCGGCTGCATTACGACAAAGCAAGGGAGACAATTTATCTGCTTGACGAGATATACCAGAATAAGCTTTCGAACGAGCAGAGCGCGACGATAATCAAACAGCGCGGATATGGCAATGTGCGTGTCATTTGTGACAGCGCGGAGCCAAAGAGCGTGGCTGACCTCCGGGCAATGGGATTGCCTGCGTATGAGGCGGTCAAGGGACCCGGCTCGGTAGAATACGGCATGAAGTTTTTGCAGAGAAGAACGATTGTCATTGATAGAAAACGGACGCCACATGCCTACGATGAGTTCATGGGCTACGAATATGAAAGAAACAAAGACGGCGATATTATCAGCGGATACCCGGACGCGAACAATCATCTGATTGACGCGACGCGGTACGCCTTAGAGCCTGTGAGCCGTAGAATGGGAGTTATTGCATGACGGTTATCGATAAATTAAAGGAACTCGGGTATACGACAATCCCAGAGGAATTCTATACATACGTGTCCCTTTGGAAGTCGTGGTACGTCGGCAAAGTCAAGGGGTTCCATCAATACCGGCGATATAACGGACATAAGTGGACAAAGTGCAACCGTGCAAGTCTCGGCATGGCGAAAAAGGTCTGTGAGGACTGGGCGAACCTTTTGATGAATGAGAAAGTCCAGATCACGTTAGAAGGTCGGAAAGAACAGGACTTTATCGATAGAGTTCTAACGGAGAACAATTTCACAGTTAAGGCGAATGAGATGCAGGAAATGAAGTCGGCACTCGGAACTGTGGCTTATATCCCGCGTGTGGTTGGTCAGGCTGTCAACGAAAGCGGGGAGGTCGTTCCAGGCGATGTTTCCGGTATCGCTCTTGACTATGTGACCATTGAGCACATCTTCCCGCTCGCTTGGCAGAATGGCTTTATTTCGGAGTGCGCGTTTGACAGCGTGGTCACGCGGGGCGGAAAGAACTATCTGTATTTGCAGATTCACCGGAAAGACGGAAACGGACTTTACGTCATCGAGAACAGCATTTACCGATACGAAAACGAAACGCTTGCTGACGCTTTGCTTACGGATGTCCCAGGGTTCGAGAGAATCCCGCCGGTCGTACATACAGGAAGCGACAAGAGGCAGTTCGTCATCGACAGACCGAACATTGCAAACAATCTTGACTATTTGCTTCCAGTCGGGATTCCTGTGTACGCAAACGCGATTGATGTTCTGCGCGGCGTTGACTGTGCCTATGACTGCTATGTGAACGAGTTTGAGAACGGTCCCATGATGATGATGGTAAAAATGCCAGCCACAAGGTGGGAAGACGACGAACCGACGCTTGATGACAATGACCGGCGTTTCTATCTGCTTCCGGAGGACACGCAGCAAGGGAACGTGGTAGAGACGATTTCTCCGACACTCAGAACTGAGCAGCTGAATGTAGGCTTGCAAGACCAACTGAACGTTCTTTCCAGCAAATGCGGTTTCGGCGAAACCTATTACCGCTTCGACGGCGGCAGCGTAGCAACGGCCACGCAGGTCATTAGCGAAAACTCCACCATGTTCCGCACAATCAAAAAGCATGAGATAGTGCTGGAGCAAGCACTGATGGAACTGTGTCGCATCCTGCTTCGGTTGGGAAACACAGCTATGAACGCCGGGCTGAATGAAGACGTGGAAATCTCTATAGATTTCGATGACAGCATCATAGAGGACAAAGCTACCGATTTCTCCCGCGATATGCAGCTTCTCAGCGCAGGCATCATGAACGACTGGGAGTTCCGTATGCGCTGGATGAACGAGGACGAGGCGACCGCAAAGGCGGCGCTGCCGAAGATGCAGGACATTGTTAAAGAGCCGGAGAACGAGGTAGAGTGAGGTGATGGACGGTGAAAAAGTATCCGTTCTCACCTGCCATTTTAGACGCACTTCCAGAAGAACTTGCCGAACTATTCCGAGGCTTGGAAGATACGCTTCTCGATGAGATATGCAGCCGACTTGCGCTGAAAGATCAGCTGAACGAAGTGACTGTTCAGGCAATCAGAGCGCTTCGTTCGCATGGTATCAACACGAAGGAGATTGAAAAAGCAATCCGCAAGACCTCTGGAATTAGCGAGAAGAAGCTCAAGGAGCTTTTCGACGATGTTATTGCCAGAAACCAGAAGTATTACACATCGGTTATCGACATGGCAGGGCTGACAAAGCCTAATATTCTGGTGAACGCTGCGACAATCGAAGCAATCAGAGCGCAGACGCTTGATGAATTTCATAACATCACGGCTTCTATGGGATTTTTGGTGGACAAAGGCAGGACGATGCTTCCGCCTGCGCGTGCATATCAGTGGGCGTTGGATTCTGCTGTTATGCAGATTCAGAGCGGGGCGATCAGCTACAATCAGGCGATTAAGTCTGCGGTGCAACAGCTTGCAGGCGGACTGAAAGTCGTGAACTACGAAAGCGGACACGTTGACAACATCGACGTTGCTGTTCGGAGAGCTGTCATGACTGGCGTGAATCAGATTTGCGACCAGTACACGAACCAAAGCGCAGAGTACCTTGATACGAGATACTTTGAAGTGTCTGCGCACTCTGGGGCGCGTGACAAGCCGGGTGCTTCGCCGTGGTCAAGCCACAAAGAATGGCAAGGGAAAGTCTATTACCAGAGTAAAAGCGGCGAACCTGACCCGCTGGGGCTTTACGATGACCTTGTGGAAACGACCGGTTACGGATATGTTGACGGTCTGACAGGCGCAAACTGTAGGCATCACAAATACCCGTTTGTTCCAGGAGTTTCGGAGCGAACTTACACAGACGAACAGCTCGAGCATATCGACGATGGGCTCGGCTGTGAGTTCGATGGGAAGCAATACACTGCCTACGAGGCTACGCAGATGCAGCGACGCATGGAGCGGCAGATTCGAGCTCAAAAGAAGCTGAAAAATGCTTATAAAGCAGCGGGCTTAGAGAACGACGCAACCGCAGCAAACATCAAGCTTCGCCGCCTGAACACCAAGTATAAGTCTTTCAGCGAGACTGCAGGGTTACCGGAGCAGAGAGAAAGGACGAAAGTATTGTATGGTTGACGAAAATCTAAAGCAAGCCATCGAGCGGGCGCTTGCGTCCGGCTTCCGGGTGGAGCTGCTGCGAGACAAGGACGGAAGCATTATTGCGCAGACGATTCAGCGCAAACGGCTGAAATTTGAGTTTGGAGGTGGAAAACATGGCGGATGAAGGTGGCGTTTGGCGCACTATCAGTGGGCGGCGAGTTTTTATCAAAGATGGCCAGAGCCTGACAGATGCAATGCGCGAAAGCGGGAAGTTTGGGGAGGACAAAACCAAACTCTTTAACAGAACGGATTTCTCAACTGCAAAAAAGATTACAGAAGAAATCTGCAGCGAACAAGATTTTATGTATTTCGGTTTGCGTGTGCAGGAAGACGATACGGAAAAGATCGGCAAAACGATGAAACACACTTCACAAAATTTTGGCGGTGATTTTGACGATGCGGGCGCGGAGCCGGAAGACCTCGATGGCGTGTCAACGATTCGTATTGACCGGACGTCACAGGTGACGCAGTACGGTGGATACGAAGGACGCGTCATGTATTTGCTCGGAGCTGATGAGGGCGAAGACGGATACGACCCCGGGGAATTCATTATGAAGGACGCGCGAGTCCTTGCAAAGATGAAAGTGGAAAATGGAGCTCTCAAAATTACAGAAAAGGTAAAATCTGAAGACACCAAAATTTCTTCAGCTAAAACATCGGGTAGCCCTAGCGCAAGTTCATCGACTTACGCAGGTACGGCGACACAGGTAAAAGAATACCACTCTTTTAAAGCTGAAATGGAGCGTAAATATGGCGACCGTATTTGGTCAGATATGACAGATAGCGAGTACGACAGATATGAAAGGCTGGAACGTATCGCATATCGCGGAAAATGAAAAACGCAGCGGGGAATGACGCTGTGGAAATAGAAAGGATTCACAAAAAATGAAAGACGAAATTATGACTTTTGATGAAATACTGGCTGACCCCACTTACAAGGCGGAGTTCGACAGGCGAATCACAAAGGCACTTTCGACTGTTCAGAGCAAGCTTGACGCGGAAGTGGAGAAGAACAAGCAGTTTGCAGCGAACGGCAGCGCGGAAACGGAAGCGCTCAAAAAGGAGATCGAGGGCTACAAGTCCAAGATCGCCGATTATGACTACGCAGATGTGATCCGCAAGACGCTTGCTGAAAAGGGCGTGAAGTTCAGCTCTAAAGCTGCTGAAAAGGCATATTTGGCAGACCTAAAAGCAAAACACCTTGAAATCAAAGACGGTGCGCTTGATGGGTTTGACGAATGGCACAGGGCTCAAGTCAGAGCCGATCCATCCGCGTTCCAAGACGGCGTAAAAATCGACTGGTCTGCCGCCGTTGGCGGCGGCGAAAAGAAAACAGATACCAATGCCGCGATGAACAATCTGATCCGCGGCGCACTCAAGTAACGAAAAGGAGATTACAACATGGCAATTATTGATCGTTCCGCACTTTCCGGCCTTATCCCGGAACCAGTAACCCGCGAAATCATGCAGGGCGCTATCGCCGAATCTGCCGTTCTTCGTATGGGCCGCAGACTGGCGAACATGTCCAGCAAGACGCAGACCATTAATGTGCTTGACGCACTTCCCTCCGCGTACTTTGTCAACGGCGAGGCCACTGACGGCGGCGCTGGTGAGGCATTCAAGCAGACCACCAAGATGGCGTGGGACAAGAAGAAGCTGTATGCCGAGGAGATCGCGGTTATCGTCCCCATTCCCGAGGCTGCTCTCGATGATGCGGATTATGACATTTGGGGCGAGGTCAAGCCCCGTCTGACCGAGGCTTTCGGCAAGGTCATTGACGCGGCGATCTTGTTCGGCACGAACAAGCCGAGCACTTGGCGCACTGGCGTTGTTCCTTCGGCAATCGCTGCCGGTAACGGCGTACCCGTCGGCACAAGCATCTTTGACGACATCATGGGCGAAGGCGGTCTTATCGCGAAGGTAGAACTTGACGGCTTCAACCCGAACGGCGTTATGTCTGCGATTCAAATGCGCGGCAAGTTGCGCGGGCTGAAGGACACGACCGGTCAGCCCATCTTCAAGTCCGACATGCAGGGAGCAACGCGCTATGGCCTGGATGGTATGGATATGTACTTCCCAATGAACGGCGCATTTGACCCGGCTCAGGCACAGATGATCGTCGGCGACTGGACGCAGCTGGTGTACGCCATCCGTCAGGACATGACCTTTAAGATCTTCACCGAGGGTGTCATTCAGGACCCGAGCACGAAGGCAATCACCTACAACCTCATGCAGAACGACATGGTCGCGCTCCGTGCGGTTATGCGTCTCGGCTGGGAAATCGCAAACCCGGTCAATGCGTACAACGTTGATATTGCCAACCCGTTCCCGTTCTCGGTTTATGGAAAAGCTGGCACGGTATCTACGGTCACGGTATCCCCGGCTACTGCAACCGTGAAAAAGGGAGCGAGCAAGGCATTCACCGCTGCCGTCGCGGGTGAAGGAATCGTGAGCGGAGATGTCGAGTGGAGCCAGAACGGCGCGAAGTCTTCTATCTCGGAGAACGGAATCTTGGCGGTTGCTTCCAATGAGACATCCACGAGCATTACCGTTACTGCAAAGTCCAAGCAGGACAGCACGAAGACCGGAACGGCAACTGTGACGGTAGGTTCGTAACAGAAAGGAACTGGCGCGATGATCTACGCTGATTATGAATACTACTGCGATACTTACATGGGAACTGTAGACGCTGACAGTTTTTGCAGATTGGCGACACGCGCCAGCTCCTTCCTCGACTATTACACGCAAAACCGAGCAAAGGATTTTGCAGAGCTTGATGCTGTAAAAATGTGCTGCTGTGCCTTAGTCGACCAGTATATGCTGATCGACACGGCGCAGGAGCTTGCCAGAAAGAATGTGTCCGCCGGGCTTGCATCTGAAGAAGGAGAATTGCAGAGCGAGACTGTAGGCGGCTATTCCCGGACGCTTCGCAGCGGCGGTGATTCTTCCGTAGCTGCATTGAAAGCGGCTTCGGAGGCGAAGAAGGCTCTTGCAAGCGTAGCGCGTGAATATCTAGCCCATACCGGGCTTCTTTACAGAGGCAGGTGTTTTGCATGTACGCCCCCCACACCGTAACAATTTACAACGTCACGCAGGAGCAAGATCAGAATTTTAATGACACGCAGAAGCGCTATATCACAGTGATTCGCGGTGTAATGCTCCAAGCGTCGAAAGCTGCCAACGTCCGCGCGAGCGGGCTTGAAGGCGCAGATGCGGTGAATCTATACATTCCGTTTTCCTCGCCAGCCGTAGACGGCGTGACAGGCGCGGAGAAGCGCTACGTCGGGCCGCAAGAATTCTGGCGTGCAACTGATAAAAGCAAGATCTGGACGTTGTCCACGGACGGTAACGGCGGCACGACCTTCTTTGCGAAGGGTGAAGTAGTCGAACCGGACAAGACGGAAGAACAGATTGAGATGCTTTACGACGATGTGTACAAAGTGACAAAGGTGGACATGAAGGACTTCGGAAGTCCGTCTATGCAGCACTGGCAGGTCGGAGGCACGTAATGCTGAAATTCAGTGTGAAAACCGATGGCTTTGACGAGTTGCACGAAAAACTCGCGCAGGCATGCACGAAAGCGGAGCATATTGTTGCGGTTCAGGCACGGAAGGACACAAGTCCGTATGTTCCGTTTTTGACCGGCTCTCTCGACCAGAGAACAATGGTGGACGGTAATGCGATCATCTATCCGGGACCGTATGCAAGATTCCTGTATTACGGGAAAGTCATGGTTGACCCGGAAACGGGCAGTACATACGCGCCGAAAGGCGGAACGAAGGTTCTGACAGACAAAAACCTTGCGTTCACGACATCCGGACATGCGCAGGCACAATCACACTGGTTCGAGGCTTCAAAGGCTGAGAACCTTGACAAATGGATTCGAGTTGCAGATAAGGCGGTGAAAAATGGGCTCTGAAAAAGAAAAAAAGCTTGTTTCTTCCGAGGAAGAACAGGACATATCCAGAAAAATGATGGTCTGGGTAAACTCGTTTTCGGATGACGATCTCCCAGCTGCAACCATCAATTATGAGTTTCTCGCCGCTGATTCCGCAAGCGTGGCTCTGTCCGTGATTCCAGGCACATACATCACACAGAAATACATCTTGGGCGGGCATGAAGCAGAATACCAGTTCAAAATTATCGCCCGTATCTTCCCAGGCAGCAGCAACGATAAGCGCCTGAAAGCGGACGCAGTGCTGAACCGATTCGGAGACTGGGCGATGCAGAATTATCCGTCTTTGGGCGATGGAATCCGCGTCCGGCGCATGGATGTATCCAGCCGCGCGGCGTTACTTTACCCATATAAGGACGGTTCGGAAGACCATCAAATCTTAATGAAGATGAAATATGAGGTGATTTGATTATGGCAGAAAATATGACTTTTAACACCGTTGCTGGGCAGCCTGTAGACAGAGAACTTTTGATTCTTTGTGTGAATACGGGCTCTGATTCCGCCGCCGTTTGGTCTCCACTCGGGACGCGCGTCACAGATTCCAGCATGGAATACGACTGGCAGAAGGAGTCCAACAAGGACATTCTCGGCACGACCAGAACCACGATGAAAAAGCCCATCATTACGCAGGACTTTGAACCGTGCGAACTCGATGCCGGAGATCCTGCGCTTACGCATATCTGGAACCTCGCCATTAGGGAACAGAACGCGGCGGCTCTGGCGAATCAGGACATTCTTATCGTGCATCATTACGCAGGTACGAAGAAAACGGCTGCTTTTGCGGAAAGATACAAGGGCGCTGCAATCGAGGCGACAGGTCTTGGCGGCGAAGGCGGCGGCTTCGTAGGTATGCCGCTTACGGTAACGCCGGGCGGCGAGAGAATCACCGGCACTGCGGCGGTTGGTTCCAACGGAGAAATCACGTTTACGCCGGAAGCGGCATAAGGAGGGACAATAGATGGCGGACATCAAGATTGCAACTGGCGTTGAAAAAATCAACATCAACGACAAAGTAACGCTCGAGTTCAACCCGACAGACGCAGAAATTGTAGAGAAAATTTTTGACGTGTTCAACGGATTGGAAGATCGTCAGCGGAAATATCAGGCAGAGGTTGAAAAGAACGCGAACAAAAAAGAAATCTTCGAGATTGCGCGTCGCGAAAGCAACGAAATGCGCGAGACGATTGACAGCCTTTTCGGGGTTCCGCTTTGCACGCCTCTTTTCGGCTCTATGAACGTCCTTGCACTGGCCGACGGTTTGCCTGTATGGAGCAATCTGATGCTCGGCATCATCGACCAGATTGACACTACCTTTGCGAGAGAACAGAAGGCTACGAACCCGAGAATCAAGAAATATATGGAAAGATGGAAAAAGTAATCTGGTCTTTACCGACATCGGTCAACGTAAACGGAACAGAATACGAAATCCGGTCTGACTATCGGGCGGTGTTGGATATCCTCACCGCCCTTGTTGATAGCGAGCTGGACGAGCAGGACAAGGCGGAGGCATCGTTGAGAATCTTCTATCCCGACTTTGAAGAAATGCCAGCCAGCGACTATCAGGAAGCTCTGAACCAGTGTTTCCGGTTTATAGACCGTGGGGAAGAACGCAAAGAAAAGAAGCGAGATCCTGTGCTGATGTCATGGGAGCAGGACTTCGACATGATTATTGCCCCCGTGAACAGAATTGCCGGGTGCGAGGTTCGGGCGCTCGAGTATCTGCACTGGTGGTCGTTCCTGTCGTTCTATCAGGAAATCGGAGACTGCCTGTTTGCGCACGTGGTTCGCATTCGAGACAAAAAGGCGCACGGGAAGCCTCTGGACAAGCAGGAACGGGAGTTCTACCGAAAGAACAGGGATATGATCGATCTGAAAGTTACATACACAGAGGCAGAGAAAGACGTTCTCGCCGCATGGGGCATTTCAAAATAAGGTGGTGAGACAATGGCAGACGGCAAAATCGTTGTTCAAGCGGAGGTTGACGCAAAAAACGCGCAGAAGGAGCTTGATAAACTGACGGCGAAAATAGACAAAATGGAAGCCGAGTTGAAAAAAAGCACAGGAGAGCAGAGCGGTCTGAAATCTCAGCTTGACGCGGCGAAAGAATCTGCAAAACAGGCAGAAAATGCGTTGAAATCGTTGCGCGCTGAATCCGAGCGGCTTAGGAAGATCACGTCCGGCGAGGTGTCTGCATCTCCCGATGTGTATATTTCTGCATATAGTCGGCAATCCGAAGTCGCTGCACAGATTAAGGAACAGGAAGCGCTTCTGAAAGAGCAAGACAAGATAGTTGAGAGCTTGGACGGCAAGTACGCAAAAATTACGGACAAGGTAATGGAGCAGACATCCGCGCTGGACGCGGCAAAGACACGCGCAGGAGAGCTTACGCAAGAGATTACAAACGCAAGCGGAGCGTCCGAACGAATGGAGCTTGCCGCAAAAAATGTTTCCGACAGCATGAACACGTTCGGCAAGCGTGTTTCCGGGCTTTTTAAGCGTGTCCTTGTATTCTCTCTGATTACTAGAGCGCTGCAAAGCCTGCGGACATGGCTCGGGAAAACAATCATGCAGAACGAGGAAGCGCGTGCAGCGGTTGCGCGGCTTAAGGCGGCGTTTTTGACGCTGGCCCAGCCGATTCTTCAAGTCGTGATTCCCGTTTTTGTGAAGCTTGTGAACATTCTGACACAGGTTGTCACAGCGATTGCAAAGTTCTTTGGTATGCTGTCCGGGAAAAGCTGGGCTTCGCAGAAATCAGCGGCACAAGGGCTGAATGACGAGCAGAAGGCATTGGAAGGCGTTGGGGCGGCAGCAAAGGATGCAAGTAAAAGCATGGCAAGCTTTGACGAGATTAACCAGCTTACAGACAACACAGCGTCTGGCGCTGGCGGAGGCGGTGGCGCGGCATCAACGGAGATCGCGCCGGACTTCTCGAATCTCGACATGGCAGAGGACAAGCTCCACGATATTCTAGGCTTGGTAGGTGCGATTGCAGCCGGGCTTCTTGCATGGAAAATCGCGAGTTTATTCACGAACGACCTGAGCAAGATTTGGGGCATTGCCCTTGCGGTTGCCGGTGCGTTTGCGCTTGTATACTTCTGGTTGGATGCGTGGAATAACGGAATTGATTTGCAAAACTTCCTCGGAATGTTGGCAGGTCTTGCCGCGCTTGCCGTTGGGCTTGCAATTGCCTTCGGGCCAATCGCGGCAGGAATTGCACTGGTTGTAGGCGGCCTTGCTATGCTGGTTGTCGGCATTAAGGATGTTATCGAAAACGGCTTTAATTTGGTCAATACGCTTACGATCATCGCTGGGCTACTTGCCGCCGGTATCGGCATTTCGCTTCTGACGGGTAGCTGGATTCCCCTTCTGATTGCAGGTTTCCTCGCCGCGCTGGTTGCGCTTGTGTCTTTCACCGGACATGGAGAAGAACTGATTCAGGGCTTGAAGAATATTATAGACGGCTTCGGGAAGTTCTTCAAGGGCGTATTCACAGGAGACATGAAGCTTGCCGTAGAAGGTATTAAGCAGATCTGGGAAGGAATGAAGCAGACGTGGAACGCGATAGTAAACTCCATCAAGGACGCATGGAATATGTTCATTACATGGCTACAGTCAAAATCTCCCGTACTTGCAGCGTTCTTCCAGACGGTTGGGAAACTGGTTTCAGACCTCTATAACAGCGTAAAAGGCATCCTGAAAGGCATTGTTGACTTTGTCGTCGGCGTGTTTACGGGAGACTGGACAAAGGCTTGGGAAGGCGTTAAGGAGATTTTCAAGGGAATTTGGAACGGCATTGTTGCCATCATCGAGGCGGCAATCAACTTCATTATTGACGGTATCAACCTTCTGATTTCCGCTTTGAATACCATTCACTTTGAGATTCCGGACTGGGTTCCCATCATCGGCGGTAAGTCCTTCGGCATTAACATTCCGCTTGTAAGCCGTGTCGAGCTCCCGCGACTGGCAGAAGGCGCGGTCATCCCACCGAACCGGGAGTTTATGGCGGTGCTGGGCGACCAGAAAAGCGGAACGAACATCGAAACGCCGCTTGAGACGATGGTGCAGGCGTTCAAACAGGCTATGAACGAATCCGGCGGACGGTCGCAGACGATCATCTTGCAGCTCAACGGCAGAGAGTTTGCGCGGGCTGTCTATAAGGCGAACAACGAAGAAACGCAGCGTGTAGGCGTACGGCTGGCGGGGGTGAAGGCATGACAAGTGTTTTGACCCTCGACGGCACGGCGTATCCGAACCTGCATGTAACCAGTCTGAAACGCTCTTTCGCGGTTCTGGACGGCGATAATGCCGGGCGCGTAATGACCGGCGCGATGGTGCGTGACATCATCGGCACGTTTTACAACTACAGTGTGGAGCTTGACCCGGTCGGAACTGACCCGGCGGAATATGACAGGTTCTATGAAGCAATTTCCGCTCCGGTCGACAGCCATTCCCTCACCGTTCCGTATGCGCAAGGGACATTGACCTTCGAGGCGTATGTGGCCAACGGAGACGATGAGCTTTTGACGGCTTACGGGCAGAAGAACGAATGGGGAAACCTTACATTTAATTTTGTCGCGATGAAGCCGAAGAGGACGCCGCTATGAGTGTAAAAGTTGTGTATGAGGACGTTGCGGTCGGTTCTGCGGCGGCTGCGAGTGTGACAGCAAGCGAGGCTATGGGTATTTCAAAAACCTCGCTGCTGCCCTTCGGTGCGTTCGAGGGCCCAGTGGCAACGACGGAGCAGAATCAATGGGTGCTGAACGGCACGCGAAAGCTCAAGCCAAAATCTGAGCCGGTCGGCTTCTGGTCGACACCTCGGAGCGGAGCAGACTGTACGTTCCAAACACCGCCTACCATTGAGATATCCCTTGACGGGCAGTTTACATCCCTCGGAATCTACTTCAAATTTGACGGGGAAACAGGGGACTATTGCAGCGACCTGAATATCACGTGGTACAACGGAACAACGCAGCTGGCCACACAGCAGTTCTTCCCGAACAGCGGAAATTACTTCTGTGAGAAAACTGTGGAACTGTATAACAAAATCAAGATTCAGTTCAACAAAACGAATCTTCCGAACCGACCCATTAAAATCTCCCTGATTCTTTTCGGCATCGTTCGAGAGTTCGAGCGGCAGGAGCTTCGGAGCGTTGAGGCAACCGAAGAACTGAACATTATATCCGACGAGCTGGCGATTAACACGCTGGATTTCACGCTGGACAGCATGGAAGATATTGATTTTATTTTCCAAGAGAAGCAGCCCGTTTATGCGTACAACGGAAAGACGAAAATTGGCACGTTTTACATCGACGAATCTACCCGCGTAAGCAAAAACGTATACAACGTTTCCTGCATCGACGCTTTGGGAATTCTGGACGAAGACCCATTCCCGGCTGTTGTTTATTCTAATGCCAACGCGAAAACGGTTTTAGAAAGCATCCTCGGCGGGTATTTCGTCTTGGAGCTTTCGGAGGAACTACAGACCGAGAAGCTAACAGGATACATTCCTGATTGCACGCGAAGGGAAGCCTTGCAGCAGGTAGCGTTTGCGCTTCGGGCTGTGGTGGATACCAGCGGAACGGGGAACGTGAAGGTATGGAGACTTTCGGAGAAAACACCGACGGTGATTCCTATGAATCGGCTCTACGTCGGCGGCGAAGTCAGCCAGTCCGCCATTGTGACCGAGGTAAGAGTTACCGCGCACACGTACAGCACGTCTGGGAGCGGAAGCGATACGGTTGAAGTTGGCGGGAAAAAGTATTTCCATACGACGGCGGTCACGGTAAAACAGAACCCGAACATTACGGCATCCACAAAGCCAAATGTCATCGAGGTCAAGGACGCGACGCTTGTCAACTCGACGAATGTTGCAGCGGTGACGCAGCACGTCTTTGACTATTATATGCGGCGGCAGACGCACAGCGTTCAGATCGTCATGGACAAGGAGCTTCCCGGGGACTATGTAGACACCACAACTCCGTGGGATGACCACATTACCGGGACAATAACGAGCATGACCATTAAACTGAGCGGCATCGCGGCGGCTGAGTGCGACATCGTCGGAATGGGGGCTTCTGCATGAGAATTATGAAAACCTTAATCACCGACCGGACGCAGGCGGACGCTTCCTATGCTGAGAAGCTTTACAAGAAGCTGTGGAGCGACTTCACGGAGCAGGAAAAGGCCGACTTTGAAGCTGGCTTGAAAGGCTCTTACAAAGCGTCTGACCTGAACCGCGTCGGCACGGCGCTTATCACCATCCGTGACCGGCTGAGAACGCACTGTATCGACGTTCCGGCAGAAGTCCGGGAGGATTACGGTTCTGACGAAGTGCTCGACAAAGACGTTATGGACGCTTATATCGAATCCGCGAACGCCGTATACGACGCAGTTGTCAATCCTGCCCCGCGCCCTCCGGCAAAAATCAACGACCTAGACTGGGAAGGCGCGAACAACATCGAAAAGACGGTTATCGCCGTAGATGACGTGTTGGAGAGCCGGGAGGTCGGCTGGGTTTACGCGGACGAGGAACTATACGCAGGAGACATGGGGGGATAACATGAAAGACCGAACTCCAAAATTTCCGGGGCGGGTAAAACTCAAGCCCGTTGCCGGACAGACAGATACTTACGACATGACGCGTGCAGACGACCCGGACGATACCGGCACGCCATTTAATACGCGCACAATGCTCCAAGATTCCACGGGGCGCTTTCTCAGATTGCCGTATGCAAATCCTCTTGTCGACGACGCACTCCGGCACATGGTCGACCGCATCGTACCCATCGGCACCATCCGGACGAGCCCGGCGCAGAGTCTGGGAGATGCGTGGTTGAAGTGCGACGGGAGCACAGTGACGTTTGAGAACTACCCGCAGTTGTGTTCTGTGCTGAGAAATACGGGCGGTGCGGTAACGTGGGATACGAATGCGTTTCCGGCATCTTACAATGCAAAAAGTGTTTCAAATACAGTGTATTTTGATGGGATGTGGTTTGTTTGTGTGCAGGTTGGTAGCAATTTCAAGATTTTGAAATCCAGCGCGGTTGGTGGAACGTTTTCCGAAGAGGCGACGTTTGCAGGAAGCGAATCTACATACGAAGGCATAATGTGCTCGCTCGCAGTATCTGATGATTATTGCGTGTGCGCATACCGTGTCGGAATAAACGTCAAGATTGCGGTTCGAGAAAAAGGGAACACAAGCTGGACGCAGGTGGGCGTTACACTCCCATCAGATAGCAAAGACGGTACCGGATTCTTCGGAATCGCTGAATGTAACGGGAAATTTGGATTTGCAATAGAAAGATACGGAAGCTCCACGGACGAATATTCCGATAAAACATATGTGGTTCTTTCGGATGCGCCTTTGGATTCTGGTAGCTGGCAGTATTCGATGATTACGAAAACTAACGATATCAGCGGGAATAAATTTTTCGGATATAAGTTCTCGAGCGCAAATGGAAAATGGTTCCTTTCGGCAATCCGACAGGAGACTGGAAGTTCTTTTAGCGGTGATGTAGAGCTGCACGTTGCAAATGGGAGTGAAACCAGCTTCACGAAAATAAAAACTCCTGTCAAATCAGTAGTCATGAAACGTTATTCAGCGTCAGAAGTTGTGTTCCTATCTGGAAAGTATTATTTTTTTGGGACTTACTATTCGCAGTACAACAGCGGTTCGGGAATATTTTATAGACCAGTGTCGACCGTTTATTCTTCCGAAAATCTCACAAACTGGGGGTCTTCTATTGTTACCGGAGAGAACAAACAGGCAACTACCTGCGTAAGTTACGCATCTGCATCGGAATCAACATTACTGGTTGCAACGCAAACAGAAGTTTGGACAACGTCCAGCCCAAACGATGGGTTCAACCAAGCTACTGTACCAACTACTGCGATTACCGCAGTGGCATTGCAGGGAATGACGGCGACGGCATCTTACAAAGGCGGTGTGGCGTATCACGATTACACATATGATTCGCGCCTCTTGCCTACCATCTCGCTTTCGGACGACACGACGACGTTCATCAAAGCAAAGAACGAACTGGATGTATTTGAATCACAGCAGAGCGGGGGTGATTAAGTGTTTCAGAAAATCGCGAACGCTTTATCGGTGGAAGTAGAGGGAACCAACCTGACAAAGGTGACAAAACTGGAATTTTACGTAAAACAGGCCTGCCAGTTCTTCCAGTACACGCCGGTAGTCGTTGACGAAACGCACCTGCTGGTAAAAATCCCGTACGAAGACGCGATGCGCCTTCGCCCCGGGGCGGTGAGTCTGCAATGCGCGCTGACCGACGCAGACGGAAATAAGCAGGCGGCGGAGATCGTTCAGGTGGACGTGAAGAGCTTCCTAAAGGAGGCGGGGTATGCTTAAAATGGTGCTTTCGCAGCCGGAGATTCGGATGCGGATTGAGCCCGCGAAGGTGGTCTACCAGGGCGGCG